GAAGTCTCTTGCTCCCAAACCAACTACTAACAAATTCTCTTTAGATAGAAATAGCAAAAATGATGCTATCCACGTTGCTATTTTTGATGATACTGGTAAGATAACTGGTGTTCAGGGAACTCTGCTTGAAAAGCATTCATTCTTATCAAAGGCAACAGACGCAGTTTCTGCAGTAAATTCTCCACAAAAAATTTGGTGGAAAGAATATCTTGCTCAGTATTCTAAGTATGTTTATGTTGGTGACAATCCATCCGATGGTTCAAATAACGAAGAGGTATTTGCTACTGGATTTGTTGAAGGTTTCTCTCCATACACCACTGCAGATGGATTATGGAATGAGCCAACGCAAGATAAGGTCTTTAGTGCTATAGGAAACGCTTTGTACTCCTTACAAGGCGGAAATAACTATGGAGAAGATCCAAGTGCAGAAACAGGAAGCTTTACTCCTTTACTTGGCGACTTATTAAATTCATATGATCTATTCTCAAATAAAGATGAAATAGAAGTTGATTATTTGATTATGGGTCCAGGTTTATCTTCAAAAGATGAGTCTCAATTTAAGGCAAGTTCTCTAATCTCAATCGCAGAACAAAGAAAAGACTGCGTTGCTGTACTTTCTCCACATAGATTAGATGTAATCGGTGTAACGAATACCAACGACCAAACTGATAACATTATTGGATTCTTTAGCCCACTTCCATCTTCATCATATGCAGTATTTGATAGTGGATATAAGTACACTTATGATAGATTTAACAATAAATTTGTTTACATCCCTTGCAATGCAGATGTTGCAGGTCTGATGTGCAGAACTAATATCGTTGCGTATCCTTGGTTCTCTCCTGCAGGTCAGCAAAGAGGAATACTCAACAATGCAATTAAGTTAGCATACAATCCAAATAAAGCACAAAGAGATAAACTTTATCCAAATCGTATTAATGCGATTGTGACTCAGCCTGGAATTGGAACTCTTCTCTTTGGTGATAAAACCGCACTTGGTTATGCTTCCGCCTTTGATAGAATCAATGTTCGTAGACTCTTCCTCACAGTTGAGCAAGCACTCCAAAGAGCAGCACAAGCACAACTCTTTGAACTTAACGATGAGTTAACAAGAGCAAACTTTAAGAACATTGTGGAACCTTATCTCCGTGATGTACAGGCAAAGAGAGGTCTTTATGGATTCCTTGTTGTCTGTGATACCACAAACAACACTCCCGATGTGATTGATAATAATGAGTTTAGAGCTGATATTTACCTGAAGCCAGCTAAGTCTATCAACTACATTACTCTTACCTTTGTTGCAACTCGTACAGGAGTAAGTTTTGATGAAGTTGCAGGTACTGTTTGATCATTATTAAATAAATAACCTAAGGAGATAACAAACCATGGCTAGACTTAAGACAATCTCAGATTTTAAGAGTGCTTTAAAAGGTGGTGGTGCTCGTCCCAATCTATTTGAAGTTGAATTAACCCTTCCTGATGGAATTAGTTGGGACGGTGACATTTTCAAATACCTATGCAAAGCAGCTGCTTTGCCAGCTTCAACTATTGCGAGTATTGATGTTCCATTCAGAGGCAGAACTTTTAAAGTCGCTGGAGACAGAACTATTGATGTTTGGACAGTAACGATTATTAATGATGAAGACTTTAAGCTCAGAACTGCTTTTGAAGAGTGGACACAGTTAATTGCAAAACTTGATAATAATTTAGGTGCTACTCAACCAGAATCTTATATGAAGACTGCAACGGTCTATCAGCTTGGAAGAGGTGCTGACATAAACAGCACCACTAATGCAGGATCTGATAGTTCTATACTCGCTGCATATAAGTTTATTGATATTTTCCCAACTTCAGTTTCTGATATTGCTTTATCCTATGAGAGTAGTGATACTATTGAGGAATTCACTGTAGAATTCCAGGTACAGTCTTATGAGATTATTAGCGGAACTACGGCAGCTAAAGCATAATAAATAGACAAAAGTAAAAATAAATTATGGCAAAATTATTTGGATTTTCAATCGAAGATACAGAACCACTGTCTCCTGGTGTTCTTTCTCCTGTTCCAGAGAATAGAGAGGATGAATCCGATTATTATTTGAGCAGTGGTTTTTTTGGTTCTTATGTAGATATTGAGGGAGTTTATAGAACTGAGTTTGATTTAATCAAACGATATAGAGAAATGGCACTTCACCCAGAATGTGATAGTGCCATTGAAGACATTGTAAATGAAGCTATTGTAAGTGATACAAATGATTCTCCTGTAGAAATTGAATTATCCAATCTAAATGCAAGTGATGGCATTAAAAATAAAATAAGACAAGAATTTAAATACATTTTATCTTTATTAGACTTTGATAAAAAGTCTCATGAAATTTATAGGAATTGGTATATTGATGGTAGACTTTATTATCATAAAGTAATTGATCTTAAAGATCCTCATGCTGGCATTCAAGAACTAAGATACATTGATGCCATGAAAATGAGATACGTTCGTCAACAAAAAAAGACAGAAAAGGATAAAAAAGTTTATAGGATGGCGGGTGTTAATGCCAATGATCCTATGGATTATGAATTTCCTCAGATTGAGGAATATTTTATATACAATCCAAAAATGTCTTATCCTACAAGTAACCCATCTTCAATGGGAGGAACTGCAGGAATCAAATTTACAAAAGATTCAATTACGTATTGCACTTCCGGTCTTGTAGATAGAAATAAGGGATCAACACTTTCATACTTACATAAAGCTATTAAATCTCTCAATCAACTTAGAATGATTGAAGATTCGCTTGTAATTTATAGACTATCCAGAGCTCCAGAAAGAAGAATTTTTTATATTGATGTGGGAAATCTTCCCAAGGTAAAAGCAGAGCAATACCTCCGCGACGTAATGATGCGTTATAGGAATAAACTTGTATATGATGCGAGTACTGGGGAAATACGTGATGATCGTAAATTTATGGCGATGCTTGAGGACTTCTGGCTTCCAAGAAGAGAAGGAGGAAGAGGTACAGAGATTTCCACACTTCCCGGGGGTCAAAACCTTGGAGAAATTACAGATATTGAGTATTTTAAGAAAAAACTTTATCGTTCTTTAAATGTACCACCATCAAGAATGGATGGAGAAGGTGGATTTAATCTTGGTAGATCATCAGAAATTCTAAGAGATGAAGTTAAATTTAGCAAATTTGTTTCACGTCTAAGAAAAAGATTTTCTTATATGTTCCATGACATGCTAAAGACCCAATTAATTCTTAAAAACATTATTACTCCAGAAGATTGGGATGTGATGGAAGAGCATATCCAATATGACTTCTTATATGATAATCATTTTGCTGAACTTAAAGATGCAGAATTATTAAATGAAAGATTAAACATGGTTCAAATTGCAGAACCTTATGTTGGAAAATATTTCTCTCAAGATTACCTAAGACGTAAAATTCTTAGACAAACGGATGAAGAAATCCTAGAGCAAGATAAATTAATTGAAAAAGAAATAAAGGATGGAGTTATTCCAGATCCAAGTATTCCGGTAGATCCTGCTACTGGTATGCCGATGCAACCGGGAGTAGACACCGGTATGCAACCTCAACCAGGAATGGACTTAGGGCAACCAGTTATGGAACCGGATTTACAATCTCAGGCAAAAGCAACACAAATTAATGCTAAACCAGTAGAAATGCCCAAGGGCGGCGAAATATAAATAAAAAAAAACACTTTAGGTATTAAAAATGGATGATCTTTTAGATATGATTGCTACTGATGAATCCCCTTCTCAGGTTAGTGATAAAATTAAAGAACTTTTATTTACAAAGTCTGCAGAAAAGATTGATGGGTTTAGACCTACAGTAGCTGCAAGTATGTTTGGATACTCAACAGAAGAAGAGGGATGAAATGAAATCTTTTAAGCAATTTATTTCCGAATCGGTTAATATTGCTGGCGATTTCACAGGAAATCTTTATATTAATTCTCAACCAGAACAACCACAACAAGTTGGCGAAGAGTATGTTGCCGATGTAATGTGGAATGGGAGTTTATATAGATTGGAGATCATTACTAAAAATGGCATCCCATCCACAAGAGATCTTGGTGAACAACTTCAGTCCAATTATCCAGGTGCAGTTGTTCACCAGATCTATCCAGTAACAGAAAAGAATTTA